TTCCAGATGATTGTCCTTATAAAAATATTTAGATAAATTCGGTTTTGATATAATTTAAGAAAGAGGTATTTTATGAAGGTGCAAGAAAAGTATTGTAAAGTTAAAGGTAAATATAATAATAGAAATTGTATTTATTATGGTAGTTTTTTAGAATATATAGTAGATAATGGTTTAGGAGGCAAATCAAAATCATATACTTTAATACTTAAGTGTATTATATTTAACAGTAATTGGACTCCTTGTAAATGGTTGACATATGATTTAATAGATAATTACAAACCTATAAAAAGTGCTAATGGAGCAAAGAAATATATTATTAGTTGTATGCATGAACATGATGAAAATATAGAATGGGTTGACGAACCTTTTAATGATATATATAATACAGATAATTCACATTTTTTAAATCCAAACAAACCATATTAAAAAGGAGGAAGTTTTATAATGCGTAGTGAATTATGTTGGGAACAATGTGTATATAGAGGCAATAAAGAAGGAAGGGAAAATTATTGTAAAAAATGTAATAATAAATCTGAATTTAAACCTTCAAATCCTCAATCTTATGTAGATATTCAAAAATATAAAATTGTTACACAATTAAAAACTTTCCTTTCTGATGTTAATATTGTACAATATTTAGATAGTAATGAAATTAATATTGTTGAAGAATTTATTAAAGAAATTGATAACATAGGTATAATTAAGGAGGAATTATTTATGAAAAAAATTAAAGATTGTCCGTTTTGTGGAGGTATAGGAGAATTAAGAGATGAAGGAAATTGGGGGACAATATGGGTACAATGTAAACAATGTGATGCAGAAGGTGGATACGTTGATAGATATGATGGTGCTACAGAAGATGATGCTGTTGATAAGTGGAATAATAGGGCAGAAGAAGAAATAATAAATGATATGCAATATTTATTAAATATGTATGAAGCATATATTGAAGATATAGGTGGAGAGGCATGGGAAGATGAAAGATTTATAAAACTTACTACTAAATATGGATTTACAAAAGAAAATTTACACAAAGGATTAGAATATTTACATTGTTGATATTAAAATACTAAATCTATTGAGATTAAAGGAGGAATATTTTATCATGGCAATAAGTACAGTTGGAATTTTAAATAATAATATAGGTTTATATAATATTCACAATTTTATCAAGAAAAATATTGATAATAATGTAATCATAGAAACACAGAACGATAATAGTCATTACATTAATTTTATTTATAAAAATGAAAGTCGTAGTATGCATTTATATATGAATTGTTATGATTATAAATCTGATACAAAATATGATGATTTAGTAAATGTTGTAACATTAGGATATTATGGATATTCATGTGAAATTATTGAAAAGATAGTTAAATATTTTAGTGGATGGTATATGGAGAATGATTGTGAATGTAAGATTGATTTTTATGAAAAAGGAGAATAATATGATTGAAATTAGATTTTGTCCAATATGCGGTAAAAAATTAATTAAAAGTGATTTATTAAAAAGTATAAGAAAAAATGATTATCCTTATTTTATAACTTGTGATTGTGGAGAATTCTTTATAAGAATAGATTATAAAACAAACAGTTATATTTATTCAGTTAATAAATCTATAATAGGTTAATATAAAAACATTATTTATTCAAAAGGAGAATAAATATCATGCAAGAAACACAAATTAATTGGAAAAGTTCTGATGATGAAATTAGTAATATGACACATGAACAAGCAATGGAATTAATTCAGAAACAAATAAATTTAGGTATGTCAAATGGTGATTTCAAACCAAGGAAACATTTAGTTAAAGCATATGAATTAGCAATTCAAGCATTAAACAAGCAAATACTTAAAACTCCTAAAATTGAAAAATGGAGTCCTGCATTATGTCCATCATGTGATAATGAATTGAGTGAATGTATTGGTGATGGATATTATAAGCATTATTATGGTTTAAATATTTGTGAGTGTGGACAGAAATTGAAATGGGACTAACTCAATAGTATCTAATAATATAGACAAATGTATATAGTAGTGGACATATATATATCTATTATATACAGACTATTGAGTGTGTTTCAAGCCTAAGTGAGTACCACTAACGAAAGTTATTTGTACGATGAACTACGATTATATAAATGCTAAAAACACACCTTTAGATGTAATCTTCAGTCTATTGCTCTGTGAGTACAAAGGATGACCGACTTCTAATGTCCTGAAGTCAAACACCGAAATACATGTGCATTATATTGTCTTTGGCAAGAAGAAAAATTCTCCGAAAGGATGGTTAGTCAGAAATGACAAATAATAAAATAAAAGAATATAGTTTTGTATTGGATAAAAATAATAAAAAATTATCTCCTACACTTGTTAATAATGCTTGGTATCTTATAAGAAAACAAAGAGCAATATTAATTTCTAAGTATCCAATGGTTATTAAAATTAAAAAAGAAATTAAAAATGATGAAAATAATAATGATAAATCAGAGTTTGTTTGTGGTATAGATGATGGTTCTATTCACGTTGGAATTGCTATAATTCAAAAATGTAAAAATAAAAATAAGGTTGTATTTAAAGGTATTATTGAACAAAGGCAGGATGTAAAGAAATTAATGGAATTAAGAAAAGGATATAGACAATACCGTAGAAAACATAAAAGATATAGACCTGCTAGATTCAATAATCGTTCATCTTCTAAAAGAAAAGGTAGATTAGTACCAACTATTAAACAAAAGAAACAAGCAATATTAAGAGTAGTTAATCAACTAAATAAATGGATAGATATACATAAAATAATATTAGAAGATGTTAAAATTGATATTAGAGCATTGCAAGAAGGTCATAAATTATATAAATGGCAATATCAAAAAAGTAATAGATTAGATGAGAATTTGAGAATTGCTACTTTAATGAGAGATAATTATACCTGTCAAGAATGTGGTAAGAAAGATTGTAGATTAGAAGCACATCATATAATTGCTAGAAGATTAAAAGGTTCTGATTCAATAGGTAATTTAATTACTCTTTGTGATATTTGTCATGATAAAACTGAAGGTAATGAAGAATTATTTATTGAAAAATATCAAAATAAAATAAAAGGTAAAAATATTAGATTCGATTATGTTCAACACGTTATGCAAGGGAAAAATTATTTAAAACAGGAATTAAGTAAAATAGCAGAATTAGAATTGACTATAGGAAGTGAAACTGCAAATAAAAGAATTGATTGGAATATTAATAAATCTCATAGTAATGATGCTATTGTGATTTGTGGATTTAAACCTGATACATGTAATATAAAAGAATGGATTATTAAACCTATGAGAAGACAAAGTAAAGCAAAAACAGATAATGTATTAGGTATAAAACATAGAGATTTAGTTTCTTATACATTTAAAAATGGAGAAACACATATTGGATATGTTACAGCTTTATATCCAGAATTGAATGCATTAAATTTTCAATCAAAAACAAAACATTGTAAAAAAGTAAATGTGAAGAAATGTTATTTACTTTGGAAATACAACAAAATTTATTGGTTGTGTGCATAAATTCTACACATATACACATGTTTGACCATATTTTAAAAAGGAGGAATAATATTATGGATAATGAATTATATAATGATTTAAATGTATTCGTATTAGTTAGAGATTATCTTAAAAAAGATAGTCAAAAATGTATTAGAAATATTAGTGCATGCAACGAATGTGGTTTATGTTGGATGAGTGAAGATGAAATATTTTATCTTTTAGAGTATTTTAATGCTTGACAAATTAACAAAATATAAATATAATAATAAACAACAAAGGAGAATATAATATGAGCAAAGAAATAATTAAATGTGATTTGTGTGATTATCAATTTAAAACTTATCCAAAGATAGAAACAGAATATCGTGATTATGATGAATATGAAGTTATTAATTATTATCCTTTAGCAGAAGAGAATGCACATTTAGTTAATAATTATATATGCAATAATTGTTATAATAAAATAGGTAAAATAGTAAAAGTAATAAATACAGATGGTTTTCAATTTTAAGACAGTAATGAATTAGAAATGTATATAGGTAAAATAGGAATAATTAAAATTGATCATAATTATGGATTTAACAATAGATTTATTATAGAATTTTATGATAAAAATGTAAATAATATTGATTCACAAAAAGGAAAATTATGTTTTGCTATAGATAATTTAGAGTTTATAGGTAAAAATGAAGAAAAAAATAAAATTAAAGAAGATGTAAATGATAATACTTTACCTAATAGCAATACAAATCTACAAAATATAATCAAACATAATGTTGGGTTATTGTGTTTAGCTGGAGTAGTGTTAATAGTTTTTGGAATAATAGTTATTTTATAATAAAAATATAATATAAAAGGAGAATGAATACATATGGAAAATAAAACATTAGATATTCAAAACATTGAGCAAGCAAAAGAGAAAATTAATGATATTAAAGTTTATGGTGATGGAGATACTTTTGCATTATTATGTAAAGCAAGTAGTAAATCCCAAAACTGGATGAAATCAACAAAAGTTTGCAATTTACCTAATGGTTGTCTTGTTCAGGTGTCTACTCAACAAGGAGATAATGTTGTAGAGGCATTAACTTTTGTTCCTGGTGTTAATATGGATAAAAGTGTTGAACCTAGAGTGTTTAAATTAATATAATAAGGAGATACATATGAGAGTAAAAATATTAACTTGTGGCCACACTAAAATAGGTGAAATAGTTGAAGCAAAAAGATATAAAGATTTAACCATAAAAGAAATAGAATCATCATTAGGTAGTTGTTATAAATGG